TTCAGGACTGAACAAGAAGGACGCCCGATTTTCGATGATTGCGACATGGTGCGAATCTATGTCCCTGGCGATGATAAAAACATCGTGGAAACCTTTGTGCGTGATGATCATAAGCGCCGTTTCCCGCTGCAATGGGCGCATTATCAGAACAAGATGCAAGGTGACCAGCGCTTGGCTGGTAAGACTCCGATTAATCAATGGCCGCGTATTACTCCTGCCCAAGCTGAGGAATTGCGTGCATTGAAGTTTCTGTCCGTTGAAGATGTGGCAAATGCTTCCGATTCGAATATTCAGCAGATTGGTATGCTAGCCGGTATGTCGCCTTATGCATTCCGTGAAGCTGCCCAGCGTTATTTGAAACTAGCATCTGATGAATCGGCAGCAGCTAAAGGCGATGAACGCCTGAAAGCAATGGAAGCTGAGAATCAGGCAATGAAAGAGCAAATGCAGAAGATGCAGGCTCATTTTGAAATGCTGGCAAATCAAACGCAAAGCGCTCCAGAAGAAGTAAAATCCGAAGAAGCCCCGCGACGTGGACGCCCACCGAAAGAAAGCTAATTCATGAAAACCATGCTGCAAATCATCCAGGCCGCAACGCAGGAAATGGCGATCCCAGTTCCTACATTGGTAGCCGGTTCAACTTCAACCGATACGATTCAATTGTTTGCATTGCTGAATCGCGTCCTGAGTGATTTGCAGCGCGATTATATTTGGCAGTCTCTGCGTGTCGAATATCGATTCACTACGCAATTCTTGCAGACTACCGGAACGGTTACGGCTAATAGCCCGATCATTACGGCTATCGCGAATACGACTGGGCTTGATAATACGTACCAAATCGTTGCTACTGGCGTGAATAATGATACGTATATCCAGACTAAGGATTCCGCTACTCAGGTCACAATGACTCAAGCGGCTAGCGCATCGGGAACCGGCATTCCGATTACTTTCTGCAAGACCAAATACGCAATGCCAGCGGACTATGATCGTCCAATTGATCGTACTCAATGGGATAAATCTAAGCATTGGGAGATGCTCGGTCCTGAAACTCCCCAACAGTGGCAATGGCTGAAGTCGGGTTACATCTCTACCGGTCCACGTATCCGCTGGACATATCTAGGCGGATTCTTTCAAATCTGGCCTGCTGTCAGTTCGCCAGAATATCTCGGTTTTGAATACATCAGCAATGGTGCGGTTCTGGATTCGACTGGCACTCGTAAGCAGTATTTCACTGCCGATAGTGATACTTGCATCTTCCCCGATGGGCTAATGATTGTGGGGCTGAAGAATGCCTATTACCAGGCCAAAGGCTTCGGGGATCAGTACACATCTGAATTTGAAAATCTCTGGTCGATCGCTAAGGCGAATGACTCTGGTAGTGCAACGCTGCATATGGCTCCTAATCCACTTAACACGTTGATTGGATGGGAGAATATTCCGGACTCGTTGTACGGGCAATAATAAATGTTCATCCCTCGCCAAAAACGACCGCCGCAACAACCTCCGGCACAAACACTCACGCTTCCGGCTCCCACTGGGGGCCTGAATGCACGCGATGCGTTGGCCGCTATGCCGCCAACTGATGCGACGATCCTAACCAATTTCTTCCCGAATACTACGAGTGTAGAGTTGCGTAAGGGCTTTGTGCGCTGGTCAACCGGCTATTCCGCGCCTGTAGAAAGTCTGATGGCATATAACGCTGGCGCTACAAGCAAGCTATTTGCTGCCTCTGATGGCTCGTTCTATGACGCTACTGCCCAAGGTGCGCATGGTGCGGCTGTAGTGACGGGATTGACCAATGCTCGCTGGCAGCATGTGAACTTTACGACGCCTGGCGGATCATTCCTTTATACCGTAAATGGCGCTGATTACCCACGTATTTACGATGGCACGACTTGGAAAGCTGTCTCTGGCCTAGGCTCGCAGACAATCACTACGATTACCTATTCTGGCAGCACTGCTACGGCGACGACCAGTGCGCCGCATCTGCTGTCTACCGGGACGATTGTTAGCCTGACTGGCGCAACGCCAACGATGTATAACGGCGCTTACGTCATTACTTCGACTGGTGCGAATACCTTTACCTATGTGATGGGCCAATATGCGATTGCCTCTATCACTTTCTCTGGTACTACGGCTACGCTCACGACGATCTTCCCGCATGGGCTTAGCACTGGCAATAACATCACTGTTTCTGGTGCTGCGCCAGCAACATACAACGCAACGTCGAATATTACTGTCACTAGCGCTACTACCTTCACTTATACGATGGGTGGCACGCCAGCGACGAATGCGACAACGGTAGGCCAGTATGTTGTCAATCAGACGACTAGCAGCATTACCCGCGTTGGAACGCTCGCTACGCTGACTTCTGGCACTCCACATAACTTGGTGACGGGTGATTTCGTACTCGTCTCTGGAGCTACGCCAGCGGCCTTTAATGGCACGTTCCAAGTAACCGTTACTAGCGCTACGGCATTCACCTATAACATGCAGAGCGATCCTGGTGCGAATGCTGCGCCAGTTGGTACGTTCGTCAAAGTCCCGGGCAGCAATGCTGCGATCACTGGCACTTATACGATTGTGCAACGTCCTGTATCGATAACCTTTGTCGGCACGACTGCGACTTATACGATGAGTACGCCACACAATCTGACGACTGGCACGACGATTATCGTTTCTGGCGCTAATCCGAACGAATACAACGGGACGTTCATTGTGACTGTGACGAGTCCTACAACGTTCACATACACAATGAGCGCGGTCCCGGCGACGAATGCAACTGTCGTTGGCACGTTCATTGTTACGCCTGCCATTACTGGTGTAGATGCGCGCAATCTGATCCATCTGAATATCTATGCGAACCGGTTGTTCTTTATCGAAAAGAACACGCTGAAAGTGTGGTTCTTGGCTCCAAATGCTATTTCGGGCGCGGCTCAAGTATTTGATTTTGGCTCGCTGATGAATCTTGGTGGCTCATTAGCGGCTATGATCACATGGACGATTGATAATGCCGCTGGTATTCAGGAATATGCATGCTTCATTTCGACTGAAGGTGAAGTGCTGATGTATACCGGCACTGATCCAAGCAACGCTGCAAACTGGACAAAAGCAGGTCATTTCTTTATTGGCCGCCCTCCTGGCAGGCGATTTTATACCCGGTATGGCTCCGATGTTATCCTGTTGACGACTGATGGTTTTACGGCACTCTCCAAATCGCTGCTAACTGATCGGGCGCAATTGCGAGACTCCCTTAGCGATAAAATTTCCACTTTAGTTAATAGCGATACTGAAAGTTATTTCAATAACTTTGGATTCCATGCACTTTATTACCCAACTGGTAATAAAATCTTCGTTAATATCCCGCAAGTACAAAATGCGAATCAATATCAATATGTGATGAATGCTGTGAATAATTCATGGTGCAAATTCACGAATTGGAATGCTAATACTTTTGAGATTTTGGGTAATGATTTGTATTTTGGTTCAAATATTATCGCTGGTTCTGCATATGTAGCAAAAGCGGATACTGGTTATTCTGATGATGGTGGATATATTTTCGGTGAAGCAAAGACCGCTTTCCAATATTTCGGATCGCCAGGCCGAAAAAAACATATCACTATGGCTCAGCCTATTTTCAATCTGACTGGCAATATGACTGCTACGCTCGGGATTGATATGGATTTCAACGATAACTATCCGATTGCAAATCCTACCTTTAGTGGGATCGGAGGTACACTCTGGAACACTAAGCTATGGAATACATTCCCATGGAGCCCTGGCGTTAGCACAAAGACGGATTGGCAAGGACTGACTGGCGTTGGTAATGCTGGTGCGCTGCATATGCGCATTGTGAACAATATGAGTGCGACCAATTGGCAAGCAGTGACATATGTATTCCGCTTGGGTGGCGTGCTATGAAGCTTTTCATTGCCCATGATGATATCGGGCATGAAAGCATTGCTAAATGGGTCTGTGAGCGCATTCCTCACGTCGAATCGTTTTCCAATATGAAGACTATTGGCGTGATGGATGAGGCAGGCAATCCATTAGGCGCTGTCGTTTATCATGAATACCGTGACCATGATATTCAAATGTCTTGCGCTGCGGATTCCTCAAGATGGCTGACTAGGAATATACTAGCGACAATATTTGAATATCCTTTTTCGCAGCTTCAATGCAATCGAGTTACGGCATTGACGCCATTGAGAAACAAGCATACGCGACAATTTCTTGAGAAAACGGGATTCAAGCAAGAAGGCATCATGCGGCGCGGTTTTAATGATGATGACTGCGTAATCTACGGAATGCTGCGCGAAGAATGTAAGTGGATAGAGAGGAAAAATCATGGGTAAAAGTAGTCCAAAACCGCCGCCAGCACCAGATCCAAATGTCGTCGCAGCGGCCCAAACTCAGCAAAATAAAGATACTGCGATTGCGAATGCGGCATTGAATCGTATTGATCAGGTCACTCCATGGGGTAATCTAACTTATACCCAAAATGGTGTGGATGCGAACGGAATCCCGAAGTATACGCAAACGATCAATCTGTCGCCAGAGCAGCAGAAGTTGATGCAATCGAATGACCAGATTAGCCAAGCCCTGGCGAATCTTGGCCTGAGCCAGCTTGGCACTACCTCGCAAACGCTCGGACAGCCATTCAATTACAACAATGCTCCTTCGCAAGTGAACAATGTTGGATTCAATCCTAGCGATTACTCTCGGGGAGTTAGCTACGGTAGTATCCAAAATGACGTGGATATGAGCAAGGTTCCTGAGTTGATTGGTGGGGAAGCGCTCGACCGTGATTTACAGACACAACGTGATGCTCTCTATCGACAGCAAGCAGCATTCCTTGACCCACAATGGAAGCAAGACCAATCCGATTTGGAAAATAAATTGGTTCAGCAAGGCATTGCGCAAAATTCTGATGCCTGGAATCGTGCTGTAGGTGATTTCAGCCGCAATAAAGAATTTGCCTATGGCAATGCTCGCAATACGGCTATTACTGGAGGTGGTCAGGAACAATCTCGTTTATTCAATATTGGATTGGCATCGAATCAAAATGCTTATAATCAAGCTTTGAATAATGCACAGTTCCATAATTCCGCGCAAGCACAAGGATTTGGACAAGCATTCCAAAATGCCGGATTGAATAATTCTGTATCGGGACAATTATTTAATCAGGGCTTGGCTAATGCTAATCTTCAAAATCAGGGGCGCAATCAATATATCAATGAGCAGAATTACTTGCGACAGCAGCCATTGAATGAATTGAATGCTTTGCGGTCTGGTTCGCAAGTAACTGCTCCTCAATTCTCTGGTGTTCCTCAAGCGGCTGTTGGGAATACTGACATCGCTAATCTTTATAATAATCAGTATCAAGGACAGGTAGCGAATTATAATGCTCAGGTTGGCCGAAATAATGCGATTACTGGCGGCTTATTTGGGCTTGGCGCTGCTGGTTTGGGAATGCTTGGTAACGGTGGTCTGTCATCGCTTCTGCTTGCTGGAGGACTGTAATGGCAACTAAATCGCCAAATACGATCAGTTTTGGGTCAAGTCAGCAAGACTTGCAAGCTCAACAGATTGACCTTGCTCGCCGCCAGCAAATCGCCGATGCATTACGCGCTCAATCTCTGGCCCCAATCGAGCAACAGCAAGTCTCGGGCCGGGTAGTTCCTATCAGCCCATGGCAAGGTGCATTCAAACTTGCAACAGCTTACCTTGCGAATAAAGGACAAGAACAGAATGCGGCTGATGAAGCAAAGCTAGGTCAAGCTGCCGCAGAACGCCAGGCAGCAGCATTACGTTCCCTCGCTCCTGCCGGTACTTTCGACCAAGGCGCACAGTCTGCCCCACGTCAGCCAGTCCAACTTGGAATGGGGCTGACTGATGAAAGCATGGGCGAAGTTCCGCCACAAACTCCTGCTGCGCCACAAGTAGATCAGGCTACTCGCTCTCGATGGGCAAAGATCCTGGCCGCGAATAATTATGATCCTGCTCTGGCAAAGAAGCTGATTGAGAATGAACTGACTACGCCTGAAGAAACGCGCAATTTGCTGGCTCAAGGCATTGATCCGAATGCATATGGTAAAGCTCGCCTTGGGAAAGAATTGGCTGGCGGCGTTACGAATGTGGCAGCAGGAACTAGTGTGTTCAACCCTAGCACTGGTCAATTCGTTGCTGCTGCTCCTGATTTCGGTACTGGTACGCAAGGTAGTTTTGGCCCTAATGGCCCTCAGATTAATCGTATTCAAGGCTCTGAGAATATCGCTCAACTGGCAGGAGAAAAAGCCCGCCAAGAAGCAGGAGGGCGCGCCGGATTCAATACGATCACGGTCAATACTCCGAATGGTCCTGTGCTTCTCACCGAAGAACAAGCGGCTAGGATGGCTGGTGGTGGGCAGCAGCCTCAATCTAATGCGCCAGTCAATTTTACGGCTTCTAACGGCGTGTCTATCAATATGGCTGGCCGCACTCCACAGCAAATCATTCAAGCTGCACAAGCCAGCGGTGATCCGCAAGTAATGCAGGCTGTAGGCGAATGGATGCGCAGTGGCGGACAACAGCCACAAGGTCAGCCAGGTATTCCACTTATGTCCAAAGCACAGGAAGCTATGCAAGTGGGGCAAGCTGAAAATCAGGTGGCTCTCGCACGTGATCTGGCAAAGAATGCTCAATCGCCGGAAGCACAGCAAAAGATTGCCGATGCGCAATCGGTAGTTGGATTGCTTCAGGAGGCTAGTCCATATATCTCTAGTGCCACTAGCAGCACTGTAGGCAATCTGCGTGATGCTGCATTGGGACTGGTTGGTAAATCTACTGGTGCTGGTCAAGATGCCGCTCGACTGGCCGCAATTGGTGGTCAACTAGTATCCAAGATGCCGAAAATGTCTGGCCCTCAGTCTGATAAAGATGTTCTTCTTTATAAAGAAATGGCTGGACGTATTGGCGATCCGACTGTGCCATCTGATATCAAGCAAGCGGCGGCAGATACCATCCTTCGTTTGAATCAGAAATATTTGCAAGTAAATCAAGGCAGCATGGCAACTCAAGCCTTTAAACAGACTCAAGGAACCGGAAAGGCTCCTAGCATTGATGACCTGCTGAACAAATATGGAGGCCGTTAATGGCTGATCTAGCACAACTGGAAACTGCTCTACGCAATGCTGATGCCGCAGGTGATTCGCAAGCCGCACAGATGATTGCGGCAGAGATTCGCCGCCAACGTTCGGCTCCTGTTGCTCAGCCTGCCCAACAAGCGACATATGATCCAACGCAGGGCATGAGCACTAGCGAGAAGCTACTTGCTGGCGCTGGTAAAGCCTTTGTCGATCTGGGGCGTGGGGCAGGACAGCTTGCACGGAGCGCTTTACCTGAATCCGCCGCGAATCGTCTTGGGCTGCCAACTGCTGCCGATATCGAAGAATCTCGCCGACTGGATGCCCCTTTGATGCGTACTGGAGCCGGAACTATCGGCAATGTAGCAGGTTCTGTCGCTGCCGCTCTCCCTACTGTATTCATCCCCGGCGCTAATACGATTGGGGGCGCAGCGCTATTAGGAGCCGCACAAGGCGCTTTGCAGCCAGTAGGTGAAAAGGATAGCCGACTGCAAAATATTGGCACTGGCGCTCTTTTCGGGGCTGCTGTACCTGCTGCTATCAAGACT